TTCACGTATTTAGCATATTCTTCTAATGGCACACCAAGTTTTTTCGCTATCGCAACTTGTGATGGTGTGAGTCTCACAGTGCGTTTTCCTTTTTTGGAAACTGATCTTACCGCAGGAGCCACTGTCTGGTCAACCTTTTTTTGCGGTTTTTCTGCCTCAAACTTATTTGGAAATTGTTCTCTAATTCTACGATCAACTTGTTCGTAATAATCATCAGAACGTGGGTCATAACCTTCTTCTTCCACAAGTTTTCTATGAATCGCAAACGCTGTGTACGTCATTGCTTCATCTTGACCAAACCACGTGTTTTTCTCTGCCCAACTGTTTGCTTTCGGATCTGGAGCAGGTGCTGGCTGCTGTGGTTGTTGGTATTGTTGAGGTTGCTGTTGAGGTATTTCTCTTTGTTGCTGAAATTGTTGTGCTTGATACTCAAGTTGTTCTTTTTGAATTTTAGCACGTTCAGCATTTAATGTTGCTTTAGCCAATGCACTTTGTGCTTCCGCTTGTATGTCAACATTACCATCCTCAATAGCTTTTTTTAATTTTAATTTAGCTTCTTCTATCTGAGCTAATGACTCAGACTCAAGACTAGACACATAGTTTTGATTTGTGTCAGCGTACCGTTGCTCAAGTTCGTCTTTTGTTTCTTTAAGTCCTTGAGCATATTTCATCGCCGCTTCTTCACGACGTTCTGATTCTCTAAGTTTTCCTACAAGCTTTGCTATTCGTTTTTGAACTTTATCGCTGTAGTCTTGTAATTCACCGTTGTCCGTTGGCCGTTGTTCCTGAACATCATTGCTGACATCAGATTCCTCAACTGCGTCATCGGCGACAACACTCTCTTCTGGTTGCTCTTCATTATCTTCTACTGGGGTTACTTTTGATTCTTCTAGTTCAACATCAACGGCTTCTCCGCTAGTGTCGATATCGACAAGTTTATTGTCTTGTATTTTTTCTGCCTCTGGCATGGTTCTTGTTCTCCATGGTTAATTATTGCAAGATGACTTACATGTGTAAGATGTCAGTCGGATCCTGTATTATAGCAAGTATTTCATCATCATTCAAGAGCCTTAAATCACCACCGTCAATTTTTAATCTTGACCCCGCATAACGGGCAAATATCACCCAATCACCCTTTTTGCACCACGGACCTTCAGGAAACTTGTTGGTATCGCCATACGCATCAGGGCCAGTGGCCACTACATAACCGCAAACGGTTGCTAATTGTTCTCTTTCTCGGGTTTGATCAGACAAAATAACTCCTCCTTTTGTACGTTCAGCACCTAAATATGGCAAGATTAAAATCCGCCAACCAGTGGGACGAGGTAACTTTTCAGCAATATCGCTGTCAATATTATCAGGGTCCAAGTACTTAGACTCTCGCTGTCCATATATTTCCTCTACTTCCTTTTGTTTTTTCTCTAATTCAGCCACTGTTTTACCTTCTTCAGCAACCTTTATTTTTTCTTTTTTTCTGGCTTTCGCCATGTGCGTGGGCAATATTAAATCACTCATCGTTTTGTTCTCCTTGATCTATTGCAGAATGCAATTTATTTATTGGTAAATTATAACAATCGGCTTTAACAGTGTAATTATTTGAAGGATCAATAGACCCTTTTTTTAAAAAAACAGCATCTGTGAAATATTTATTTTTAGGGTAAACACCAAGAAACCATCCCTTTTTATAGTCTTTATGTACTCGAGTAAAAGCATAATAATCACAATTTTGTTTTGTGTTATAAGCAGCGACACTGCACTCGTAATAATCTAAAGGCGGATAATCTGGAGTTTGTTTTTTGGATTTTACATCTACTTTTTTCCCATCTAATGTAATTATATCGTGGTTAAAAGTATTGTTTTGCTCCCCGCCTAGTATTGAAAAAGCTATTATTTCACCTAGAAAACCCACTATGTTTCCAGCACCCGAGGTTATACTATTGTTTAGAGTTCCCATTTGATTTGCTTTGATCTGCGCTTCGTTTAACATACTTTCTGTTATTTCTACTTCTGTGATCATGAATCGTTTTGTTCTCCTTGTTTCATTATGTCTTGTATTTCCCCTTCTATTTCTTCCAAAGCGCGAAAACGGCCCATCATTTTTGCATAGTCTGTAGATTCTTCTACCGTACCCTGCATAACATAGTCCGTTGTCTGTTGTTTTTTGTTGCGTATAATACGCAAAAGCTTTTCGCTTAAATATAGTCCGTCCATTATTTCTTTATAAGTTAGATCTAATCGCTCTGTATTTCTCTAATATATCTGCTATCCCAGAATTTGCAACATCATTATGGCCAATAATCATCATGCCACCGTCCATTTTATTTTCTCTATCCATTAACGCAATATTACCTAAATCGTAAGAACCACTTTGAGCCATTTCACTTATTCTTTGCATAGCCTCTTCTTGTGTCATGCCCATTTCCATTAGACGATTAAGGACAGCACTTCCTTTAGAACTTAAACCAAACTCTTCCACAATTATATGCCCCCAAACGTATCACTTAAATTTTTAGTGATCTTCTCTGCTTTGTCCAACACTTTTTGTTCTGCATCGTTCTCTAATTTCTCTATGGCGATAGCCGAACGAATTGCAACAGCGTCTTTTTGTTGATCAATCTTTTCTTTATCAGTTTGTTCTCGTGCTTCAGCTTTGTCTTTTTCAAGTGCAAGTTTAGCTCGAGCCTCTTTTTCTTTACGTTCGTTTTCCTCACTTCGAATGTCTAGTTCTTTTTGTTTTAACTCAACAAGTGGATCATCTTGAGTTACGTTTAACATTTCATCCATGTCCTCAATGTACTCAGCTATTAACTGTGACTGACGAACAGCAATTAAATTTTGCATTTCTGCCATAATTTGTTGTTGCATCTGTTGCATCTCTTCTGGAGACGATCCTTGTGCTTGTTCCATTTGCTCTTGCATTGATTCTTGCATTGATTCTTGTATATCTTCTTGAGCTAGTAATGAGATGTGTTGCATAATGTGTGCCTGTATATTTGACATAGCTTGTGGATTAGTTTTTGTAATTGCACTACCAAGTAACGCAATATGCGAAACAATATGTGCTTGATGATCTTGTCCCGGAAATGCTTGCGCTGTCATGCCTGCCGTTAATTCTGCATTTTCTAATGCAGGGTCTTTTGGTTGTGGTTGAGGTGGAGGCGGCATTAGAGCCTCAATGTTTTGTACGCCCATAGCTTCATACATTCTTCTGTACGCTTCAGGTAAACTGTGCATCTGTGGTGCAGCCTGTGCTAATTGCAGTTGTTGCTGCGCTAAAGTCACACGTTGTGTCACTGAAAAAATGTTTGGGTCAGATACAGGTATTACATCAATACGTGCATCAAAGTCTTGAGACATAATTGTTTGGTCAGCACCTACAATTTGATAAGGGTAATTTTGAGGTAGTGTTGATGCAAATAGTTTTGCTAATAACTTAAACTCTTTTCCTTGAGCAGAATGCATTCTTTTGTGAATTGCCGACATGACTTTCATGCCCCTCTCAAGAAGAGCCATGGTCGTGCCAACAGGATTTACTTCATTACCTTCACCAAGTTTCATGTCAGCAACAGCAGCAAACGATTTACCACTCTCAATAACAAAACCTAATAATTGATACAATGTGCCAGACGGTTCTTTGTATGGTAGTGGTACAAGTGAGCTTGCAATATCTCCTGCTGGAGCATCCACATCTCTAAACTCTCCCGGAACTAAAGGCTGATCGTCATCACGGATACGTAGGCCTCTTGCTTTGAAACCAGAGGGTAAGTTGGCAAGTGTACCGGCGTCAATGAGTTGTCGTAGTATAGAGGTTGCAGACTTTGATAAACCACCAAGCATATGAATAAGACCAAAACCATAAAAGCCAAGGCCGGGTAAAAATTTGTAGTGAACAAAATATTGTTTTTTGTTTTTAAATCTATCTGCTTCATTCCAGTTTCTACGTATTGATAGTACAGTTGATGAACTCTCATCAATAGTTACAATGTAAGGTAAACTAATTCCACTTTCTTCACCTGCCTCATTGGCATCTTCGTATCCGGGTAAATCTAAATCGGTATGTATTTCTAAAATTGTATGTATATCATCTTTTGTATAAATTCGTTTCTTACCATCAAGAGAATCAATTTTTTCACTCACCGAGTCTGTGTCTGGATCACCCGGCTCATCTAATTCAATGTCTCTATAAAAACCTGTTGCTTGATATTTACGTACGTCATTTGCTGCCATCTTAACAACATGAGTAATTCGCATACATGTCATTAGATCTGTTGCATCGTAAGGCACAACAAGATCTTGAGATGATACAAATTTAGAAACAGGTCTACCTAGTTTTTCGTCAAAGTAAACTTTACGGAACGCCGAACCTGATAATGGAAGATGAAATAACATCTGATCAAGTTCGGGTTCATACTCCTCCATGACATGGGAAAGTTGATAATTCATGTATTCTTTTACACGTTTTGATTGTGCTTCGACTTGTGGATTAGTTGCGCCCATAATTTGAGTCTTTACAGGGCCACCTGCTGGAAATAATTCTTTGTACGATTGTGCTTGAAACTGTGTCACTGATTCTGCAAGTAGTGGATGTGTTACACCAGACGCACCGGGAAATGGGTCGCTTCTGTCTTCATACGTCATGCCTAATAACCCTAAGCCTTCTGCATAGGTAGATGCCCATTCTGCTCTAGAATCGTTATCTGCTTCATACGCCTCCATCAGCTCATCTGCTATTACAGCTAAATCAGACTCGTCCATGAATTCAGCTAGGTTAGAAGTATGCTCTTCTGCTACGGGAGCATCAGAACCAAAATTAATTGTAGCACCACCATCTTCGTCTAGTTCAGGGTCGCCATTTAATAATTCAACATCTTCGGGTAAAACATTTTCTGCTTCTAAATTAAACTTCATTTGTTCATTTAAAGGCATATCTTTTTCTATTGGCATATTATCTTCCTATATAAATTCTTGTATCTCTTCTGGAGTGTAACCAAACTCTAAAAGATCGTTAATGCTATACATTGCTCCTTCTTCACCTTCAATCATTTTGTCGTCCATTTTATCCATATATTCGTAACCTATCTTATCAAGAACCACTTCACTTGCATTTGCGTCTGTTGGTTCAAGTAGAGCCATCATAGCTCCTGAAGGAGACAATTTTGCTAGCTTGTATACTGCACCTAAAGCTCCGAGCCCCATTGCACTGTCCCGTAGTTTATTTGATGCCATTGGTTTAGCTACGTTTGCAAGACCAGAAACAACTCCTGCGCCAGCGTATCCTATACGTCCACCATCGGCCTCTAGTACTCGACCTGTAATCTGAAATATCTCAGCATCGATGTGAGAAAAATCTTCACCTATTTCTTTTAAGTAACGTTTCTCATTTAACAGTTCTGATATTCTATTTTCCCCGGGCATCTTCTAGCTCTCTGTTAAGTTTTTGTCTAACTGCTTCAAAGTGCGGTTCCCAATCTTCATCATTACCTGTTTCAAAGTCACCAAATTCAATGTCGTTAATCCAAATTCTATTATCTGAAGTTTTAAATGTATAGACAGGTTCAATTCTGTCTGTAAGAACTCCGTGTTTACTATCTTCAACAGCGACGAACTGATTATCTTCTATTACCCAATGCGATCCAGAAACAAAAACATCTTTATAATTGTAAATGCTTTGTGGCATAAATTCCATTTTAGCTTGTACAGTTCCTCCTTTAGTTTTTTCACCAATTTCAATACTTGTAATTTCTTTTGTAGTGCCATCGGCCATTTGAACAGCAGTACCTTCAACAAAACATCCTGATGGGCCCCCTCCGGGACTAGGGGAAGATTCTCCGCCCCCGCCGCCTCCTCCGGGTCTTGGAGTAATGGGTGCTGCCACGGGTGGAGTTGCCACGGGTGGAGTTGCCACGGGTGGAGGTGGTGGTATGTAAGGTTGAATAATATCAGGAGATTGATTTGCAAGCATCTCTTGTCTTTTTCTTATAGACTCAAAAAAATCTCTTTCAGCTTCTTGTTGCAAAATAGTTTTGTAATCAACTTCAGGTTGAATACTGTCTGGTCCAAACAACTGTTCTAATGTTGGAGTTGATGTTCCTTTTGTGTACGTAAGTGCATCTAAATTTCGTCTACCAAAATCTGCACTTGGTCCGTAACCATATGTATAAGGGTTAGTAACACTGAATGGAGAACTTCCCGGAGTTGGTAAACCGCCGGGCCTCACGGGTTTTGGAATAGTCATTGGAGGTGGAGTTGGTCCTCCGGGAGGTCTTGGAGTAATAGGAAAGCCTCCTACAACTGGTAAAGGAACATTAATAGGAGGTGGTTTTTTACCTCCGGGTTTTTTACCTCCGGGTTTAGGTTTTGGTTTAGTGATAGGAAAAGGAACTGGATTAGGCATAATATTAATAGGGTAAGGTGTGAGAGGAGGCATAGAGCTGCCTGTGTATGTTGTGCTTCCGCCCGGGCCCTTTGTTTGCGTTCCACCACCTGCGAGATAGTTTGCCATGGTTGCCGCGCCGTCAGGATCAAGAGTGTTGACTGCACCAAAATTTCCAGACACGTTCATAATCTTTTGAAGAAGACCTCCTAGGCCATATCCCATTCGAAAAGATTTCATGCTGTAGCTCATTTGATGTTCCTATAACTTACCCTTGTAGTGCTGACTCAGAATACTGTTTTTATTGTTTCTCGTCAACTTCCTTTTCATTGAGTCTATCCCAAAACTCGTCTAAAGCGTTGTGCTCGCAGTTTGCGCACTTGCATACTGCACACTGACCGTTATTACTGCAATGACATCCGTGCTCGCAGTTACGACACATCATGTGCTAACACTTCCAACGTTTACGAGCTTGTCGCAATCTAGAATTAGGGTCTTTCGCAGCTTTAGGAAATTTTTTCATTTGTCCTGCACTACGTGCACAATAAGATTTTCGTCTGTTTGCAGCTTTACTGCCCGGCTTTACTTTGCCCGTTACAGCAGTTTTAAGTTTAGATTTAGGATTTTCACGTCTATATCGTGCAACACCCGCCTTAGTCATGCCTGCGCCTGATTTAGTTGATCTAAAATATTTTTTAGTCTTTGGTGGTTGTTTATCTGGTTTTCTTGCCATGTTTTTTCCTTATAGCTTCTTTTCCTTGTTTAAATATACGTGCAACTTCTGATTTGCCCATTACTTTAGCACGTTGTTCACCAACTGTTAAGATTTGAATTTTGCGCGCAAACGGTTTAGATACCTTTTTGACCTTCGCCACAGTCTTCCGGGCATCTTTCGGAGTCGCGAACGCAATACGTACAGTGTCCTTCGGATTTTCATCGGTATAAAGTCTCCTCCCTGACCCCTTTGGCTTTTTACCTGTTCCTTTTACTGGATCTTTTGCCATTATTAATTACTTTTTTTAAAGTTTTGGCTTGAGCAGCATGAGTTTTAGATGCTTTTTCTAAACCTTTAACAACTTTTTTTATTTTTTTAACTTTATTTTTCATATATTCTCCTGTTAATACTCTACTTATTGGAAAATTCTTGTAAGTTGACGTTATCCGTTCATTACCTACCTTTGTTGGCTTCACGGTTTTCTTAAATGTTGTCTGTAATTACTCATTGAACCCCCGTTCGCAGCTTTTTTACGTTTCACAAACGTTTTTACGTTTGTTGGTTTGCCTCCGGGATTACCCGCTGCTCTTTTTCTGCTGACAGCACTCGCCTTTTGCGACTTTGTCATCCGTGTGGCTTTTGCAAGTGGTACGCATTTTGGATACTTCCTCTTTGATCCCTTGCTTCTCCCGCATGGCTGGTATTTCCCATTCTTCTTGGGTGCTCCAATGTCCACCCACTTCTCTTTGACCCATGCTCTTAAACCTTTTTTCGCCATCAGACATACTTGGTTACTTTACGACGGTTATTCATAACCGCACCACAACCTTTTGCTATACCACCTTTGCCTAAAGTAATACGTCCGCCTTGTGCTTTCTTTTTTTTCTTGCCGCCCGGTGTAACTTTGCCTGAACATACAGCTGATGCGTACATATTAGCGTACGCTGAAGGATAAACCTTAAACTTACGCTTCGCTGCTGCTTTTCCTTTTGGACAAAGTTTTGCCATTATGCACTCTTAGTTGTTTTCTTTTTCTTTAAAAGAGCAAAATCTACTTTAGATATTTTACCGTCTTTGTTAGCGTCTAATTTTTTTTGACCACCTACTAATTTGCCTTTTTTATACCCCTCACGAGCTTTTCTCTTTTGAAGCCGTAAACGTAATTTGTACGAATCAGAAAGACGTTTTTTAGACTTTGTTTTTTTTCCGGGTCTATCTTTTACAGTATATTTTTTACCAACATTTTTAGCTTCACCTAAACCTAGTCTTGATCTTTGATTTTCTGCTTTAGATAGAAAACGCGCAGGGTCAATCATAAGTCCTTCTTTAGAAGTGTTAGTTCTTCTAGCTTTTGACAGTGCTTTTATTAGCTGTTGTTTAGGAGTTGATAAGTAAGAAGGTTTCTGTGGTAACTTACGACTTTTTTTCTGAGACCCTCCTTTTGGTCTTGATGGTCTAATTCTTTTTGAGCTAATGTTGTCCATAGTAGTTTTTCCTAATTGTGAACGGTTAATCATAAATATAAACGATTACTCTTGCTCTTTCAAGCCGTAAAAGTAATTATCGTCGTCGCCCGCTGTCCACTTACTCTCTGTCTCTACATTATACTCGATCGTTGATACCTTAAAGTCAGGTGTAGTAAGTTTCGCCGGGCTTAATGACTTGTCATAGAACAAGCATCGATTGTTAGGTTGCGCTGCGAAATGTTTATTGTCAAGTAGCAAAATGTTAAATGACTTATGTTCCTCGGGAATTTCTGCATAGCCGGTGTTTAATGTGTTCTTATCAGCATGACAGTTGTCAATGGTGAACAAATATTCTCCGGTGTGCCATTTTTTAGAGGGGGATAGATACTTAGCTTTGCATCCTGATATGGATGCTTTTTCAATTACAGCTAAATCATAATCAAAGGCGTCCCACAGTTCTAGTTCTTCAAGTGGTAAGTCTAGATCAGTTGGTTCATCTACAAAAGCGGAAATCGGAAGTTTATCATAAAGCGCACCGTACTCAGGCAAATAGGTTTCGAAGTAGAGCGCTCTGCCTTGTATTGATTTGCATGTGATCCACACTCCTTCTGTGAACTCACCATGTCCTTTTTGATGATCGTAGAGATATTGTTTCTTAACGTGAACCTTAACGGGAGGAAGATTGGCAACGAGGAACGCCATAGTTATCTAGCTCGGCCACCTTTTTTAAGACCAAATTGAAGTCTAGAAAGATAATCTTCCGCTGCTTTCGTTGTTCCAGTTTTTTTAGAAACTCCTCTTCCAGACTCACGAGTTTTCTGTGCTACTTTGTCGGCCGCTATCTTTTTTTCTATTTTTGCTCTAGCAGCTGGAGGAATAGAATTTAACTGTTTTCGTTCAGCCGCTGTTAATTTAGAACCAGAAGTTTTCTTTTTAGTTGTTTTCTTCTTAGTTGTTTTCTTTTTAATTTTATGTTTTTCTTTTTTACCTTTAAATATTTTAGTTGCGCCTTTCGCAGCTTTTTTTACAATTTTAAATACCATTATTTGTCTCGTTTCTTTTTAGTTTTCTTTTTAGTTTTTTTCTTAGCGGCCTCTTTTGCAGCTAAATGCATTCTTTTAAACTTTAATCCAATTTCAGGTTTTGATTGACCCACTCTTCTGTTTGGATTTCTGTTTTGATATATAGCCCTTTGTATCTCTTTTGTTTTTTCAGGACCAGATAAAGATTTTTTTTGTGTTACCTGTGCAATTTTCCTTGTCCGTGGTGCGTTTTCCGGATTTGTTTTAGCGCCACCACGAAGTTCTATCTTTTCTTTTTTAGGTTTAATCTTAGGTTTCTTTTTTCCAGTAACTTTGTTCGCTACTTTTTTTGCAATTTTTTTTATAATTTTTTTCTTCATGACTAATCTTTTTTTCTAAACAACGCTCCTACTTTTTTTGGTTTCTTAGCTTTGGACGTTACAGCTTTACCAGACTTATCACGGACCGCGAAACCTTTTTTGTCACGCACTGCATTTGATTTTGCACCACGTCCTTTGAACTTATCACGAGCATCAGGTAATGCTTTTGCTTTAACTTTTGTCTTTGACTTTGTTCTAGACTCCGTAGGTAATTTTCGTTTTGTATTTGTTTCATCTGCTCGCGCACGTTTGTCACGATCTAAATATCTATTAATGCCAAATGTCGTTGCTCCACCGGCTAAACCAACACCTGCTGCAATTTTTTGTCCTGTAGTTGGACTACCCGTTTTAGGAGTTTTTTTCTTAGGTTTAATTTTAGGTTTCTTTTTTCCAGTAGTTTTATCTACTATTTTTTTAACAATTTTTTTAACAATTTTTTTCTTTGCCATGTTGTTCTCCTTTTAATAATTTTTTTTATTTTTTATTATTTTTGGTTTACCTGATCCGCCTCCCGGTCCTTGTGTTCTTTTAACTTTACGTCGTTCTGGCACCATGGGGTTGGCAGGTGTTGCTGCAGGGAGCCCTTTAGGGAGACCTTTCGCCTTTTTTGTCTGAGGTTTTTTATTTTTTGTACTGTCATATAATTTTTTAGCTGCACTGAAAGCTGCACCATGAGGCGTATATTTAAGTACCGTGCCAGCCAATTTTTTAAGTTTATTTTTCTTTTTACTTTTAACGTTTTTATCTTTACTAGCGCGTCCGGGTTTTGTTACTGCCATGTTGTTCTCCTTTTAATAATAGACCTTTGGCCGTGGGTCGATGGGCGTGTCCTCATAATCTTGTCTCAATTGAATCAAGCCCGATTGTCTGAATCTTAACAGAGCCTGTGTGACTGTGTCAACATAATCATCGTTCTCCCCAAATGGAAACGCCGCACACTCTTCTATCACTTCTTCAGCGAAACGTCTACCCTCTGGATAATAAATCATACCCGCTTCAAACATGGGTGATACTGCGTTGACCCTTGTTGTTTTATCGTTACCTCTGGTTGGTGTATAATTTGTTACGGGTATTCCTGATCGTCTAAGTTCATCGGACAACGGCATACCGCTTGACTTAGCCTCAATCAATACCATCTCAGGTTCCCAATAATTATATTCTTTGTAGGCAATCTCTTTTAATTCAGGAAAGTCCCATCGTCCGCGCTGTGCATCCAACAAGATTAACGCTGGCCGGTGTTCGTCAGGACTGAATATGCCCCATGTTGTAATCGCACTGTAGTCAGCAGTCTCCTTCTTACTGAAGGCTGTATCATAACTTTGAATAATATATTGCAGAGCAGGAATATCTTTGTCGTCCCACGGCTTCCACCAGTCTCGTTTAAGGATAGCACCTTCTTCTGATGTTGGCTGCTGCATCCATTGTGCGTTCCATTTTGTAATCGCAAGTGATGCCTTCACACTCTCTAGTTCTTCTAGCTTCCAATACTCAGGCCATGTTGGTCCACCGCTGTCCATGACCGCTGGAAACTCAACAACCTCCCACTGATCGGCTTTCGGTTCAACTTGTGCTTTTATCAGCTGTCCTGTCAAATCAATCGTCGACCAACGTGTCATCACAAGAACGATTGCGCCGCCCGGCTGCAAACGTTGACGAGGGCCTGATGTATACCACTCGTAAGCGTTTTCCATGGCCGTTGTCGATAGTGCGTCTTGCTCTGAATGTGGATCATCGATGATTAACAAATCTGCACCACGACCGGTAATCGCACCACCAACACCGGCAGCGAAGTATTCGCCACCTGCACTTGTGTCCCAACGACCGGCAGCCTTTGAATCTGCTTGTAACATTGTTTCAGGAAACACCTCCTTATAATCACTTGAGTCAATCAACTGTTTGGTTTTACGACCGAACCGTTGTGAAAGTTCCGCGGTGTGAGACGTTTGTATAATTTTCGTTTGTGGATTTTTTCCCATAATATATGCAGGGAAAAGGTATGACGCAAACTCAGATTTGGTATGTCTAGGAGGCATATTAACTATAAGCCGCTTTAGGGTCCCATCTGCGATTTTATTAAATTTTTCTGCAATAATTTTATGGTGTCTACCTTCCACGAACCCCGGCCAAACGGATTTTACAAAAGACATAAAATCTTCTTTTGCATTTTGATTTAATTCTATTTTTTTATTTCGTTTATATAATTCAAGAAAACGCTTAACTTCTTTATCACCTAGTTTTTTTCTTAACTCGGGATTTGTTAAAATTTCGTTTAATCTTTCTTCCAAACCAATTTCTGGCATACTCTATGTCCACATTGTTATAACACAGTATATACAAAACATTCTGCGCAAAAGGGGGTGTTGACGAATTTTACAGCAATCAATCTAGTTTGGCAAGAGTTACAGGTACCCTACAGCTTTTCAGGGTGGGTGGGCCCTTGAGCTAGCAGGCGTATACTACATGTAGTAGGTAGCCCGAAGGCTACCTACTAGATGATGTGTCAAGAGAAATTACGCTACTAATTGCATAAAGTCTTGAGACTGTAACAATTTTGTCACGTCCATTTGACGGGACAAGTACACGTTGTTAACGTCTGCGGTCTTGCGTGCCTCGTGATGCGTTGCCCACTCGGTTACACCATTGTAGACGCTGTATAAGTCAATCTTATCAATAGAGCCTCGGTTATTACTCTCGACGTATTCCATGATTTGATTTTCTTTTACTTCATTCTTTGCAATGGTATTTTTAAGAGTGTTTCTAATCGTCTTAAGATCTACCACTGTATTAGCATAAGTTTGAAGTTGTTTATCAAAATGATCTACAGCACTTTTAAACATACTAATTTTATTGTACTCGTTTCCAAATACATCGCCGTTAGTGTGTTTCTTAAATGCTTGAACACCAGAGTCTTTATCTAATGCAATCATTCCATTTAAACAGACAAGGCGCATTAAGCCAAAACATATAGAGGCTTTCCTTGAGCCGTCATAACTATTGATTAAAGTTATTTGAGCTTTTACGGCATCGCCTTCAACTGGATTAATAACTTCTCTATTAAATGTCATAGTTCGAGAATTAACCCCACCATGTGCCCATTTGCGGTCAACGATTTCAACATCTGATACATTAATATCATTGTCAATTAATCGAGCATTGATGTTTTCTAGCATCGCATCAGTTCTATTAATGTGATACTGCCCAGCAAAATTGCCTATTCGTTTCGTATTAACAAACACGTCTTGCCCTAAGTACTGCATGCCATCGATTACGGCATTAGTTCTCATTTCAATTTGATCGTCTTGAAATACTGACAAATCATGAATGTTACTGTGTTTTACTTCTATGTTTTCCATAGTATTACTTTCTGAGATCTTTGATCCCTGTTAGATTACGGGCGCATTATTGCCCCCGCTTGTTTGAGATTTAAGAGCTTAGGCTCCGAGCTGGAAACCAGATTGAATATATAGCTAATCAAAGTCCGATTTTGTAAACTATATAAACCGCCTACCAGACAACCAAAATTATATAGATTTATACTATATAAGCAAGTACTTTATATTAAATAATGTAGGCCTATATCTTGTATGTATCAGTCTGATATATACAAGTTCAATTTTTTTAGGGAGGGTGGGCCCTAGAGTTGTCAAGCGTAATGGTGGGTGGGCCCTCAAGCTTGCAAGCGTAATGAACCGTTATACGTTGTCTAATGTAGACTAGTAATCGGCTTCAAAGGATTCGCCACTATGTGCCATACGCTCCCGATACTCCTCGGAGTCCTCCGCAAAAATGCTGGGGTCATACTTCGCACGGACAGTAGACTCGCACGAATCACACACATAGCCACATCCAAACCCCATGTTGTCCATCAGTATCCACGCAGAAGTAGAACTACAGTCAGAACCACAGTTAGGGCATATATCAAAATGTCTATCAATCATAAAATAAACATAGCATATTCAAGCAGAAGTACAAGACTTATTTTTTTTTATTTCTTAGGAGGGTGGGCCCTCAAGCTTGCAAGCGTAATAGGGAGGGTGGGCCCGTTGGCCGTCAAGCGTCAACCGTGGTTCGTTGTCCACGGTTGACGGTCGTTCTCTAACGGGAAACCTTTTCTTTGACGAGGTGTCGTTTAATTTCAACGCCTCTCTGTTTCGCTTTCCGTTCTCCTTCTTTCACTTTCTGTTGGACAAGGGACAACAGTTCTTTAAATGTTATCATCTATAAGCCCTCTTCAATTAAGCCACACTCGTCGAAGTGATCGTACAAATCTTTTATGACGACTTCATGAGTAACATCAATATACGCCCCATCGAACCAATCCATGTACCAATATTCTACCCTGTCCAATGAGTAGAAGCGTAGCTCATCTGACGGACCGCCCCAAGATATTTGAAAGCGGTGATATCCTTTTGGTTGGTTGTCGAAAGTATCAGCTTCAACGTAGTCAAAGCTTAAGCCATACTCATGGAACTTATCCCAACCATTGGCCTCGTACTTTTCCAGTTCTTCCTGTCTGACGTACCACTCACCCTGTACAAGGGCGGCACAGGTCTTCTCTCTTTTATTTGTTTCCATTTGTCTTCTCCTTTGTTAGATTTAATGTAAACATAGCATAATCAAGGATAAGGTCAACAACTATTTTCTTTTTGTTATCTACTGTGGCATTTATGCAACACTCTCGTCAGACAACGTAATGTTTCACGTGAAACAATTTAACAGGGCGGGTGGGCCCATGAACCGTCAAGCGTAGGGAGGGTGGGCCCTTGAAGCGTCAAGCGTTGTCCACGGTCAATGACCGTGGACAACGGATCGTGGTCAACTAAGCCTCGCAGACAATCAACGTACCCGGGTCGTACCATTCGGCGTACAGGCCATGCTTGTCCAAGATAGTGTTGATCTTTGGATTAACTCCAAAGTCATCTAAGCCCAACTCAGCTTCGTTGAAACCAATCGCCCAGTAGTCTGCCCAGTTCTCTCCAGTCTCAGCACTAATGCGGAAACGGTCTGGGTTGTCGTTCATGTCTCCTTGGATAACAGGAACACCGATTTCTTTTAATTCGTTGTATGCTTTTTCGTATTGTTTTTTCATATCATTTTTCCTTGTTTGTTAGAGTTACCTTAGCCTAGCAGATTGTGGGATAGATACAACCCCTTTTTTCACTTTCTTTCACTTTTATTATCTACTGTGACATTTATGCCACACTGTATAACGAGCTGTTATGTCAGACAACGTAGCTTCACTTGGGGAGGGAGGGCCCGTGAGCCGTCATGCGTGATTCAGGGAGGGTGGGCCCGTGAACCGTCAAGCGTGGACAACGAACCACGGACAAGGGTGGGTGGGCCCGTGAATTGTCAAGCGTAAATTAGAATGATTCTAAACTAGAAGATCTTGGAGCATGTCCCATTGGACAAGGTCAAGCGTATCGTGGACAACGAACAACGGCTCGTGGTTCGTTAATTTTACTCGTGGTTCGCTAGCTAGCGTACCTTGAAAAAGTTTTACGGCTGACTGACAACGGCTCGTTGTCATAATAAATTTGGAGCCGTAATTGGTCAGATGAAAGGCAACTTGGTGGGCTGAAAACACTATCGTATCGGAGGCATTTGCTACTTTAAGTTCCACTGTAAAAAAATGGCTATTGGCTTGGCTTCCAATAAGGTCTGGGAAGCCGCGATTGACAGAATTTTCTATTCTATTCCAACGAATTCTGGGGGTACGTTGTTTAATGAGTTTCCATAATTTTGTTTCATTTTTACCACTCACTATTCAACGGAACATTCCTTTTCTATCTTCTCAAAATACTCTGCAATATCTTCTGAAATACTTTGATAAGTTAAATCATTTAACACTGAATGATGTAGTTCTTTGCCGTCTACTTTGATAATTATTTCATAGTCAGTCATATTTATTCCTTCGTTATTTAGCGAGAGCCTAACACCATCAGGTAGCGAACCTGACACGACTTCGGCTCTCTGTTCTCTTGAGAATATTTTAACAAGAGAGTTGCAAGTTGCGGTGTACTCACGTTTATCTTACAACTCTCTCTTTTCCTCTAACAAGGAATATCTATTAAATTAAAATTAACAC